CATCTCCTACAAATGATCCACTAAAGATACCAACATAAGCACCATTTGGATTTGCTTGGATAGGTCCAAACTTCATCCAGTTATTGTCATCAGTGTATACCCAACCAGCAGTTCCACCTGAAGATGGTTCTGAATCAAATGTTATATCACCTACGTTACCAGAGATAGCAGGAGTTGATACCCCAACACTATATTTTCTAGCAATAGTTTCTGTACCCTGAATGAATAGACTGTTCGCTTCAACAGGAGCGTTTGTAGTTACCTTCTTATTAAAGACTACAGGACCATTAAACTCAGAGACAATATTCTTATCTCTTCCACCATCAACCTTAATACTTCTGTTGACAGTTATTTGATCGGTTTCCTCAACATCAAATCCAACAGCATTACTGTTAGAAGTAATATCTTCACCTCGAATTGTTGGTACTGGTGCTCCAGTAATCAAGTCTTGTCCAGTGGAACCACTAGTAAACTTGTTAACAGTATATTGGTTACCTTGGTCATCCAAACCATTATAGTATGGAGTACCAGCATTATCAGATACAGACTGTGATAGAACTCTCTCTACATTCCTAAACTGCCTGTCCTGTCTTGATGGTAATGCAGTAGAATAGTTACCTGGTCCATATCCAAGATATTCAAATGTATGACCTGACGCACGAATAATTGAGTTACGTCTAAATTCAATTGGTTTAAACTTAACTCTCTTTATCTGTGCTCCGATAGCATGATCTTGTTTCTGCGTTCCAAAAAGACCACGGAATACATCAAGTGTTGTATCCTGTACGACAGTCTCACTGATACGCATAATCTCATTATCAACGATAAGATAATCACCAACATTCCAGTTATACTTAAGAGCATTAAGAACTGTTAGTGTATTAATCGTTGGGTCTGTTAATGCAACAGTAATTGCTGTGGTAATACCTGCATACTGAGGAGATAATCTCGCAGACGCAAATTCATTAGCAGGATCAATAGCACCTGCTTGAGCAGTAAATCCTGTAGGATATATGGAACCAGTTCCTGTTGGTACTACTGCTACAGTAGATATACCAACATTAATAGCAAACGAATTTACAGTATAAACATTAGTAACAGTAAATGATCCATTAAAGATTGTCTCATTAAATCCTATAACTCTCGCAGTGCTATTATTAAGTAAACCATGAGATTTACCTGTAGTAACACTAGCAATACCAGCAACATGATCAAATGTAAGAGAAGTTATACCAACTGTCTCACCAGTTACATATGAAGTAACATCTGAGAGAATAGTATTATTAATTTTCGTCAAACCATTGGTATTAACACCTGCTATTGCCGTATCACCAGTAAATTGATAATTAGCATAAACCGTAGTCGCAGACGATACATTAACTTTATTAGATTCTCCAACAGGAACACTAGTTACCTTATAAAGATTATTGTAATCATCAAATACACTATCTCGAATACCCTCAACATTTAATATCTCATTAGTTGCATCATGTATATGAGTTACTTGAACAACACCTTCAACATATCCTGCGGTAGTAGCAACACCAACTACAGCAAGTGTGTTACCTATACCAAATGCAGATCCACCATCAACAATTTTAACGTCAGTAATCTGACCTGTAGGACTGATCTTGATGTTGGCAGTTGCGTTCTTACCAGTTACAGAGGTTCCAATACCAACTAAATTAGCGTTGAAAAGTGTCTGAATAGATCCAGATCCATCACCATATCCAAAACCAGCACTAGATATTGCAACAACATTAACTCTATTAAGGTTATGATCTAGTTCTGTTGTTAGTGTATGAGCAGTACCACTCTGTGATTCAATTTCAACAATTCCAACACCAACCTCAAAGTCTCTAATATTCTTGTTAATAGTCTCTTTAGTAAGACTGTTCTGAGGATCATTAACCTCAGTTAAACCAATAGGTGATGGTAGAGCAAAAGTCCTAGTCTGATTTGGATCAGATACAGGATTATCTCTATCCATTTGAGGATATAGACTCTTAACTGGTTGTGCGAACCTCATCTCATCGAATGGTTCTACACTAGGACGGTTAGATGCATCAATTAAAGTTAAGTGATAAACGCCATCCTTTACATTAGAGACATACTCTTGTATCTCGTCCTTCTTATAAACAAATAAAGTGTTCTTAGTTTCAGTTCTAGTATACCTTGGAAGATTTGTATTTCTTGCAGAAGTATCATTATTAAATACACCTGGATCTGTCTTAATACCAACAGTAAACTCTCTTCTAGATGTTCTACCAGTTACCTTATATTCACCATTATATCCAGTATTACCCAATCCAGTTGTATTAAGACCAGATAGTACATTAACAACCTTAACTACAGATCCAACAGATAATTCATGTGGAATCTCAGTAGTAAGAGTAGCAACACCAACTGTTCCAATACCAGCATCCCAAACCGCATTAGATATAAATCTTGGGTTCCTTAATTCAGATGTATTATTAAGTTGAACTGGATCAATACTATTAAACTTAAGAACTTCTGCATCTGTTAATCCAGTAGTAGAACTAGATTCTTGAATAACGAATGAATCAGTTGGTGGTTTTGATAGAACTGTAGCATCTTTAGGTACAACAAATCTAACCTTATAAATCCTATCATCTAGAGATCTAGTATCAGGTTTTCTACTAATAAATGTCCTTGGAGTTGCACTACCTAAAGTTGAAGTTCCTAAACCTACAACAGAATCATAGATCTCGTTATTAATCGTACTTGTATTAACATACCACTGACCAATAGTACTATCATATTGAACAGGATGACCAACATCACCTGATCCTTTATCCGATACTCTAGACTCAATACTTAGAATACCACCTTTACTGTTAACAGATATTGGAGACAAACTAATAGTATCATTTAAAGTCTGTGCCAATTTAACTTGGTCACTATTAATACCAGAAGTAATTGCAAAGTAAACTGAGTTGTGATCTATACCATCAGGAAGTTCACCATCATCACTCATAACCCTAACAGATTCACCATTAATAAACTGATGACTATCAGTTAAAGTAAAAATATTTGAGGTAATACTATTAATACCAATAGTATTTCTACCAACAGTAGTTGTCTTAACAGAACTTACTTCTCTTGTACCAGTACCTTGGGTATCAGGAAGAATTATCCTAGACTTTCTAGTAACTTGATTACCATTAATATTAAAGATTGCTTTTAAATCATCATGAGCAGCAGCACCAAGTCTATAACCTTCTAATACTGTATTTGGTGGGTTATTTACGTTAAATTCATTATATAAGTATAATCTAGATGAATTAGCAACACCAACTGTCTTCTCAACATCAACAGGTAAAAATTCAATACCTATATCTGTTGTTGTAATTTCTTGTGGAGGAATGAAATGTGTAACATATCCTGTGTCATCTCTTGGGAAGGCATCTGCCCTAAATCCTTTACAAACAATCGCTCTCGAACCGAAGTTAGAGTTAGAGTTTGTAATAGAATGGTCACCACCACTCTCTGCTACAAAATGATTAGCATAACCAATACCAAACGTAGATACTAATTGTAAAAACGCATTGTTAGATGCTTTAATATGGTAGTTGGTGTACGAGGGTTTGTAGAGTGCTCTTGAATCTGTGTGTAGATTAGATACAGCATTACTGTCCTCATATACACCAGACGTAGTGTTGTACTTAACAAATGCATTGTCATCTTTTTGAAGTCCTATACCAGTGAATTGGGCAACAACCATAGATTTAAATCCATCTGCCTTATCACCATCAGCATGGAGACCACACATACCATAAACTGATCTTAATGAACAGTTAAAGATATATGGAGAAGCAGATGTAACAGAATCAACAACAACATTAAGTGTTGGTGATCCACTTACAATATTAGGGAGTGCATTTGCAGGAGCAGAAGATACATTATACTTAATTCTACTACTACTCTCTACCTTATTAATAACAAATGAACCATTATATCCACCAACAGGAACTCCTTCAATCCTAATTGGAGTATCAACATCAAGTCCTGTGATTGATTCAGTAATATCTACTGTAATTTCAGTAGTAGCAGTATTACCATCACCTGCCTTAATACTACTAATACCAATATTCTGACCTTGAGAACCAACAATTCTAAATTCATCAATCTTGGTCTGTATGTCTTGACCTGTATTAGGGAAGTCTGGAGTAATGTCTCTTCCACTAGAAGTTCCATACAATAAACCAATCTTCTGATAATACATATCGAGATCAGTTCTCGTTGTATTATAATTTAAATATGAATCGTTAAACTTAACTGGATTAACACCATCAGCATATTCAAAACAAGTTAACTTGTGGTGTGACTTATTAGGTACAAACTTATTATTACCGTAATCTTGATATATTAATGAATTGGGGTCTGCATCAAAGAATGTAAACTGGTTAAAGTAACAAGTACCTGTAACTCTGAATAAACATGTGCGATCAATCGTTCCATCTTCAGGATTTGGAACAAATCTAGGTCTAACCTTAGTCTTTCTAAGATCTAAACCAACAATAGATGTACCACGGGGAATAATAACTCCACCGTAGACAGAGTTAACTTTATAAAGGTCGTTATCATCACTCTCTATATTAAAATTCGTATCTAACGTAAATTCTGTTAATCCACTAGCACCAGATCCACCTCTAGTCATCCAGGTATTACCAGACAAAGGAGCATCTTGAATAGGTATCCAACCAGGACGATTATCTATAGTATGATCACCTGGATATACTATGATTGTGGTTCTACTGAACCTATCGTTGTCCAACCCCTTTTGATAGGAGAATCTCGCAGCCTCAATCAGTGCCCTTTGAATTGTCTTAAAGGGTCTTACCAGAGAGTTACCTTGGTTCTCAATACTATCGGTTGAGTCTATACTAGAAGGATCAACGTAAAGAATATCTCCACGACTGTTCTTCAGAAAATTATCTAAGCGACTAAGACCCATTTTATTTAACTGATAAAGCTTTGTATGTTATATATTTATACCCTCAAGTTCGCAGGTTTTTTCCTTCTGTTCCAATAAATGCTCAATAGTAGTTGCTACATCATTCATTGCATCACGAATTTCCTTCCTACTACCAGTCTCTTGATGGTAATCTCCTTTAGGTGCATAGCGTCTGGTATATAAAGACCATCGCCATTCATTCATGCCTGGCGAGTGCCATATTTGAACTCTCATATACTGGGTTGCTCCAATCTGTAGTGAAGTTTCTTAAGTACTCTATCTTATCTAGCATCTCCCAACTATCTAATACAAACTCTTCGTTAGCAAAATGCAACTTAACTTTAAGTGCGACTGCCAAACGCATAATATAGTCTCTTCTATGATAATCATCAGGTAAAGAAAAGATACTAAACATCATAATATGATCAAGATTACCTTCTTGAATCAAATACTCTAGATAAGTATGTTTTCTACCCTCATTATCACCAGTTTGATGTGGGAATGTATAACCCATCCTATTACAATAGTCTTTGACGGTCAAAGTTTGGAAGTGCAAATCAATATATCTCGTCTTAAATCCCTCATACTCAGCATACATTACAACATTATCATTGTGTTTAATCTCGACCTTACGTGAATGAATATTCGTATCACCCAATTTCCTAAAATATGCACCAGGCCATTTCCTATGAGGTTGACCACCTTTTAATAGAAGTCTAACATCAATACTCATTCTAGTTTTACCAGTTCTATTAGGAGCAGCACCATGAATATGCTCCTGAGTAAACAATATAAACTGACCCTTCTTAATATTGACTGGTTCACAGGACTTCTGACATTCCTCTTGAAGCCTAGGGTAGTCCCACTCCTTACACGCATTAGTAATTTCCCTACTATCCATAAGGTTTACTATTTGTAGAGAGTTACTATCATAGGCATCAGTAAAAGGTAACCATATAGTTCTAAGACCTAAACCATTACCAACCCATTGACCTTGATGGAATGGTAAAACAGTTCCATCCTTATCTTGATTGGGTATATTAATTCGTATATTACCAAACCTTTGTACCAATATCTCACCCAAAGAGACATAATCATTTAAGAGTTTATCAAAGATCTCATAAAAATTAGTATCTGCTAAATCCTTACCTATAATCTTTGCTAGTTCTCCAATCTTCTTAGCAGGAACATACTCATGTAATAAAGACAAATCCTGTACATCAGGATAATGCTTTTGAATCGACCCTAGAGCAATTTCTGACAGGGGATAATTTTTCGCATCATATGTGTATCGTCTCATCGTTTCACATCGTGAGCACATCCATCACCTTTATAGTCATCACTATCATAATATCCACCCTTTGTTCCCATGTATAAAGTTAATGCCACAAATGGGACTGATACAATTATCAATACTGTTGCTAAAATCATAATACCTGAACAACTCCAACACAATCAGGAATATCCATCATCACTTTCTTTTCTATCCCCTGTTTCAGGGTCATAGCACTCATAGCACATGACTCACATGCACCACCTAATCTTACTTTAACAAGGTTCGTTTCTTCTTCTATTTCTACAAACTCTAACCATCCACCATCTGCTTCAATATATGGTATAAGGTCTTCGAGAACCTTCATTACATTTTCTTCTGTTAATTCCATTAGTCTAGTGGTAATTCTCTAGGGTTTTCTATTTGATCTTCCAAATCAAAATGCTCTGGATGTGCTTCTTCCATTATAAGATATTGTCCTAATCTAAACAAGTCTTGTGAAGTATATAATACTCCTTTATCCTTATTCTGATTTGCTTCACTAGCAACCTTCTTATCTGTACATTCTTCTGGTGTAAGATCTTCAAAGGTATAAGGATAACCATTTATATAACACATCCGAACGACTTGTTCTTCATACCAGACATATTCCCAAGTGATTTTAAGTTTCATGGTCCTTTTGGTGGTTCTTGTAAATATACATTACCTGATACAGTTGTCCCTTCATTACCACTAGTAACAAAATGCTCAATCCATGAAGGGAATATAATGATATGTCCTGCTGGGACTTGAGGGATAAAATCCATCATCAATGACTCAGTGTACATACCCCATTGATTCATCATAACCTTCCTAGAAGGATTCATAAAAACTGTTTTAGAGTGTTCAACGGTTTCATATATTACAAAACTCCATTGAGCACCAGAATGAATATGGGGATCTTGCCAGTCTTCCTTATTATATTTATTTCTCCAGACTTGTCCAATATAAAAAGATTGATCTAAGAACTGTCCGATACATTCAAAAATTAATTGAGAGACATACTGGTAACTCTCATCAGAAAAACGATCCTTCCCCATTGTAGTTTTTATACCACTGAGGAAGGATTCGCTGTACTCTTCAGACTCTAATGTTATTTTATCTAAATCAACTTGCTCTATAAAAAACGGGGCTGAAAATATAGCGTTTGGTTGTCTAAAAGTGGGCACTCTTTCTACCATAGAGATCTTTTGTACTCCCACTAAACAATTTGTAACCAAAGGACAAAACTGAGAATCAATTGATTACTGTACTATTATATATTCCTAGTATCAACGTGTCAAGTCTTGGCATTAAACCAGAAGGACAGTATATATCGAGTTCCAGACTCAACTTCACTAACATGATGAAGGTACTCTCGATTTGAGAATATTAATAACTTACCAGTTTTTGGTTTAACATCAAACCACACTTCTTCATCTATCGTATCAAATTGAGTATGACCACCAATATAATTATCATTCAGATATAAAAATGCTGCAAGAACATTGGGACTAAACATCTCAGACTTATCATAATGAGGTTTCATAAATGTACCCTTAGGCCATCTTATAACACCACAATAATCCAATTGAATGTCATTAACAAATGTCTTACAAATACTGGTTACATTACTAATAGCATTTTTAAAGAGTTCATCCTTTGTCAATTTAATATCAACAGGACGTACATCTCCACCCAAATATATTGCACCATAATCACCATCTGGTTCTGGTATCTTAGGAGAATAACTTAAAGTCTCACCAGAATTTGAATGGGTTACTGTTTCTAAAAAGGAATCATTTTCCTTCTCATGAAGATCAATAAATGGTTGACATAAAGATGGACTTAAAAAATCATCCTCAACATACATTACTTTCTTCATTGGTTATACCATATACTAAGAGCAAATCTCTCACCATCATCAATCTTACTGACTGAATGTTTATACACAGAATTTGAGAAGATAAGTAACTTACCTGTCTCTGGTTTTATCTCATAATCATCAAAGCAAGTGTACCCACCATTAAAATCATCATTCAAATAAAGAACTGCTGCAAATAAATCAGGTTCTTGATTAGGTCTATGTGGATCAATATGAGGTTTCATAAAAGTACCAGAAGGCCACCTTACCACACCTGCATAATCTATAATTACCCTTTGATCAAATGTTTTACAAACATTCGTTACTCTATCAACAGCATTATTCTTTTGAGATTCAAAGTATATTCCATCAAGAGTTGTTAGATATGTATTACCACCTCTACTCTCATCACCATAAGGCATCTCGTCTGGATTTGCCTTAGATAATTTAATAAGTTCTTGACATTCTTCTGGAGTTATAAAATTCTCTTCAGTGTATATTAACTTCTTCATTCCATCTATTAAGAATCCATGAACTACTATTCTTTTTATCCTCCCCACCAACACCAAAAACAAAACTGACTCTAGGATTATCACCATACTTCTCCATCTCTGGAGTAGTACCTCTAGTCCTATCACCACCATTACAAAATATTACCTTATCATATATTTCAAGTGCCATCCATATTGCATCATTAGCAGTATCATCCTTATCATTAAATTCAATAGCAACATCAACACACTTCAATTCTTTAATTATAGACATCCTTTCTGCCACATTCATAAAATACTTACCTTTCTTCCTAATTAACCAATCATCAGAATTAACAGCAACTCCTAAAGTTCCAAGTTGCTTTGCTGCTTTAAAGTATTCAATATGTCCACTATGTATAGGATCGAATCCTCCACTTACCAATACTAAAGTTTGTTCATCCATTGTATTTTTTCTTTTTAGGTTTGTCACTCTCAGTATGCTTTTTTTTCTTTTTCTTTTTGGTTCCGTTGCCGTTACCAAGGAAGCGATATCGAGGCATTATTTTGTGTTTGTATTAGGAGGACCAGAGAATCTAGGATCATTATATATCCTTTCATCAGAATCTACTTTATTTGGGTCAAAGTTTGGATCTGGATAATCTGCCCAACTATCACCCTCATATTCTGTGATCAGTGGATTAATATCCTTTCGTTCACCATAGACATGATAGAAGCAATCAATTGGTTTGTCATCTGCTTCACTAATAATTATAAACTCATTGTTGAATTCTACCACGCTGAGATGGAAGTGTCTATCTCCAATAGGTTGTAACTGTACAGTAATACTTTCTTCTGCAACCAAATCCTTCCAATAATATGGTAGATCAATTCTCTCATGATCTTTTAGTCTACCTCTATGATATACAGCAACCTCTGGTCCCTCAATACAAGCATATCTAAGTCTATGACCTTTACCTTTAGTAGGATGTTCTATATCAAAAGGTTTTGGTTTACCATCAGCAGAAGCAAATCTCGAAGCAAGTTTACCTTTATTACCACAGTCAACTGCACCAGTGAAGAAGGCATCTCCATCAACATACAATAAGTCAGTCTGTGGTCCTGATATCTTAAGGGTATTTGACATTCTGCCATTACCCTCCATTACAGAATCACCCTTAACTTTTAATGAAAGTGGAGGAAAGCTTGCATCAGGGTTAACTGTGTTAGCGATCATCATTGTTGCTTCCGAGAATAAAAATATTGGAGCACCAACAACCATAGGTGCTTCAACATAAGCACCACCTCTAATCTGTGCTTTACCTACACCTAAAACAGATCCAGGATTACCTTCACCGACAAATAATGTCTTCCTAATTTCTACGTCTGGAAACTTCATTAAACCTCTCTTTGTTGATCTTCAAATTTTGATGCACCTTTAGATGGTAACCCTGTAGTAGCACCATCAACACAATCAACTAAACCACCAAAGAAGTTTAGTGTATTCTGTCCAATAATCTCACAAAGTCCTGACGAGAAGAATTTTACAACAGAATCACCATTAACTTCAATAGTCTTAGACTTCATATTAATTTTCTCGTTTGAGTCAAGATTAATTACACCTTGGTTAGCATGAATATCTACATTCTCTGCCTCCATTCTTATTCTACCACGATTTGCTCTGAGAACAATATCACCCTCAGCAACATTTAACATAAAACCAATATCAGTTACAGGTCTCTCACCACAATGTATTTGATAAACACCTGGACATCTATTAATAGTGCCACCCTTCTGTGCTCCTGTAGACATCATCATCATATAATGTTCGGATGCTTGACCAGGATGACCATTCCTAATAAGAACACCTGCTAGTGCATTATTAGGATTAATATGACCGAACTTTAAATGTCCGTAACTATCACTCAGTTTAACTGGGTTGTGAACTGCTATTTTTGACATTACTTACTCTCTATTATTCGATAACCTGTAGAAGGATCTACCTCACCTCTATTTACCTCACCAACACAATCAATAACACTAAGAGTTGGAGTACCTGCAGGAATATCCCCTTCAGTATCATCACCAACTCTCTGTATACAAAAACGTGGAACTATAACTGCATTATATCCTGTTTGAGATCTAATGTAGATATTAGGTCTCTCTGTCCATCCACTTCCACCGTTAATAATCTCAACCTTAGTTAATACACCCCAAGGACCAAATGTTGGTCTTACTTCTGCACCTGCATCATTAGGTGAAATAACAATCTGATCTGTTGATGTGTAATTTAAACCAGAATTCTCAATCTCCATACCACAAAGATATAGAACTACAGGATAACTACCAACACTTAAATTGGGGAATGCATTAAAATCAGTCTCACCATTAGGACCAGTTCCTGCAATTGGTGTAACTCCTTTTCTACGAGCAATTCTATCTGCCTGTGGTTGATCTCCATCATCACCAATACCACTAAGAGAACCTCCTCCTCCTTCTGGAGCACCAGTTCCACCAGTTCCACCCCCTAACATAGTTGGAGTAATAGTTCCACCTGGTCCAATTAATGAATCATCTACACCAACAATATTCCTATCTTCTGGTTTAAGAATTTGATCACCGACTCCACCATCAACATTAGGAGTTGTAGTATCTACATTTGGTATCTCTTCATCAGGATCAAATCGTTCCCACTTACCATCTACTCTTTTAACAATAGTTTGATTCTTATCTGCCCATACTCTTCCATCACCACCCATATCACCATCTGGTTTATTGGGATAACCAAAACCTTCCTCAGAAATAGTAACTGATCCAACACTAAATGTTGGTTGACCTGTATTAGGATCTATACCACCATCTGTTTGTATATTTGCTCTAGCAGTAACACCTTTACCTTTACCACAATTATCTTTAATAGTGACAAATGGTTGCTTCCGATAACCTAATCCACTGGCAATAATATCAACTCCAAGAATATCTCCTGCTGCACTAACAATTGCATTACCTCTAGCATGCCCACTTGCACCTGCCTCAAGTCCACCACCCCAAAATTCTACTGTAGGAGGACCACAAAATAAAGGACCAACATTACACTGGTTAGCAGCACTAACTCCAGCATTAACTACATTATCTAGAGAGAAGTTCTTAAGTGTATCAAAGTCAACCATTAACTTTGAAGCGTTTGATGTAACTTCCTTTGCTTGATTTAAAATATTATCAACATTAAATGTTGCTGCTGGTTGACCACCATCAAATATATCCCACTCATTTGCTTCTGGACATTCCTGAGCATCATCACATTTAAAGAACCCTACAAGTTGATCAACAAGACCTAGAATAGAATCAGCAATACTAAATGAACTACCAAGTATACTAGCAATTCTTCCCATTATACTATCAACCATATTGCCAATAGTCCCTAAAAGATTACCAACTAAACCACCAACAAAATTCTCGATGGCACACATGGGAACATTGATATACTTTTCCATGATCTTGCCTAAAAAATCACCAACCATCTTAAATAGATTCTTGGTAACATTACTGTAAACACAAGAAAGTAGTTCTAATGTGGTATCTTTTGCAGCTTTAACTTTATCTCGATCTAATGGATTCACATCATGATATAATGCCTTAGTTTCTTTGTTAATAGTCTCCATCAAATTTTTACGCTGCTCCTTCATCATCCATTTCATACCTCTGGATACAAAGTTAGCAGCAATATCTTGTTTATCTTTAATATATTCTTGCTTATCCTCAATCCATCCTGTAGTGGTGTTCTCCCATTTTTTAAGTTGATCTTGTGCTCTCTCAATATCTTGTTGCATCCCTATGATTGATTTTTGTATCTCACCCATAGGAATCTTTTCACACTCACTAGGTTGTGCCAACCCAATGGTTGCTTCCTTGTGCATATTAGTATCACCAGCAGCAAGAAGATTAGGATTTATATTAGACTCAATTGGTTGTCCTTGTGATGCTGGAATACTATCAGTAGGAACTAAATCATCATTAGTAAACCCACTCATCTGTTTAAAACCATTAGTAGTAGGTTGCTCCTTAACTAAAGGTGTGGTGGATTTATTTGCTTTAATACCAAGAATAATAGGACCAGACTTATTATCTGGATCATCCCAAATACCTTCAACCCAAGTACCTTGAGTAATTCCCATACTCAATCCAGTCCCCTTATGACCACTACCCATAGTAGTAGTTCTTACTTCTGCCCAAGGTAGTTGATCGTCTGGAAGATCCTGCTTATCTTTTGGATGAACTCCAATTATTCTAACTCTAACTCTATGACCCCAATTCTTTATCTCGTTAGGACTAGTTGCAGATTCTTCTTGTCTAGGCCAAGATTCTCTAGGCGCAACAATACCTTCCCAAGTACGCTTGGAAAGGTGTCCTTCTGCATTATATAAAGAAATGGCTGCCATGTATTAATCGTCGTAAACTAAACACTCTGGTTCTTCTGGATGCTGATCACACCATAGTTCAAGTGCATTAGGATCATGGTGATCTCCTGCTTCGATCTCATCTTTATGATGCTCTGCATAATCTACTAAATCATGCAACTCTTCCTTTGCATGTCTTCTTGCAGCAGGATTAGTTGTAGGATCATCAAGGATTTCTTCATCCTTCTTAATGTGATCTTCTATGCTTTTCATACAAGTCTCCCTCTAAGTAATATTATTTAGGTAGTATACTACCAATTCAAGAATCTGTCGCCCTTCCATAGGAATCCCTAACCAAATTCATTTTAGTTAGAGAACTATCAGGTTCCATATGATAACAAATATCAGAGATCATATAAAAACCACTCATTTCCTCATCAGGTCTTTGGATCTCTTCAGTACTTTGCTGTGGGAAGTCACACTTAATAACATCACCTGCTCTTAAACTAAGATCCCCAGCAACTTTTATTGTTAATTGATTAGTGAATATCTTATTATAACGCATAGCAGCTTGTGCAAATACATCAGTTGCTTTGATATTCTCATCAATTGCTTTTTCAAGTTGATCGTCAATATCCCCTGAAGGTAACTCACCAATATCTAACTTCCTAAAAAATCTTCTACTAACTTCACCAAACTTATCTTTAAACTCCTCACCAATCTGAGGAAGATCCATACCACCATAAGGATTTTGATCTTCATTAGCAACTTCCTGTGCATCATCATCATATTCATCAGTCTGTGGATTATAGGTTTCAACCTTTGATCCGTAAGTACCAGTCATCAAATTTCTTTTTACATCTATGGTACTATTTGCATTATACTCAAGTATTTTCTCATCATATCCATCAGGAAGATCTGTAGTATTGTTAAATATATACTTCTTCTTTGGTTCTTGTTTAAACAGTATATCTGCAGCTTTAAATCTGAACCCATCATAAGTCATATAAAAGAAGTATCCTGCAGAATTCTCAGCTTCTTCTGAGATTGACATCTTAGCAAGTTCAGTACATAACTTTAATGGTTTTTTACCTTGACCAATAAAATTATAGTTGTTCTTAGTTTTATCACCCTCATATCCTTTATCAGTCTGTAAATATCTTTTTAAAATACCTTCAACAGAATCAGATATTTCACCATCATATCTACAATATACTTCAGTCTTACAAAGATCATTTGCAAGGTATTCTTTAGATACCAAATCAATACTATAAGTAGTATTTTCAGTAGAAGACATAATATTTGTTATTTCAGATACCCATAATGCATTATCATTCTCAAATCTCAACTTCTCACCTTTATTATCTTCAAAAACTAAATCAACCTTTTCAAATCCAGACAATCGAAGTTCACGTAAAACTGTCAAACCCTGTTGTCCAGTATCAACAATTGATATATTAAATCTGTAAGTATTGTCTAATATACTCTCATAGTAATTAAAATCTACTATACCTTGAGATACATCTGCTTCTTTACCTTCCTCTCGAACAGATTGTATTAGACATTTGGTAATGTTACCTGATTGAACAGCAGCATTAGCTGAAGTAGACTGACTCATGATAGTGCTGCCTCCATATTAGTTTTTGTCTCTGCACTACGAGTAGCAAGTGCAATATTTTTACCACGAGGTAATGGAACAATAGTCTCCTTAACTATAGGTTGTGTTATAACAGTTGTTCCTGTCTGTTCATAACCAGTTTGTTCTGCCACAGAATCACCACCAAGATCAACCCTGTTAACCTTAAAGATAAGAATCTTTTTCTTTTTAGCTGCTTTAAGTTCCTCCTGAAGTTTGCTAATCTTCAAATCTTTTGGATTAACCTTCTTTTTCTTTTTCTTCTTCTTATCATCTTTACTGTCTTCTATCTCACTAGTTTCTAACTTAGTCTCTTTCTCTTCACCTGGAGGTTTAGGTGGGAAAAATGATTTAATTGCTGCAGGAATAGTCTCTATAGGATTCATTAACCATAAAAGGTTAGGCACTTCTTTACCCATCAATAAAGATAATGGTCCTATTAATACTTTTAATCCTGTTTTAAATACATTCCAAACTTTATTTCTCATTGGAACCCATCCAGGTATCCATTTGGGAGGGTCTTTAGGAATATCAGGTATCTTAATTTTAGGTACTGACTTAAAGAATCTAGTAAATCCTCCACCAATCCATTTAGCAACTGCTTTACCAGCACTAAAAATTTTCATTAAAGAACCCATTAATTTTTTACCTACTGCTCCCCAACCTTTACCCATCAAACCTTCATATAACATATCACCAACAAACACACCAATAGTTTCACCAATCAATGTTCCTAAGACAGGAATAGGTATAAACGTTCCTAATGCACCACCTAATGCAGCACCAAGAGTTCTGAATAATGCTTTACCAAGAGGTTCTCCTGATATTACCGAGACTATACCAACAACTAAAGGACCAACAATAGGAATCTTACCAAAGAATTTTGATACAAATGGTTTAGCACTCTTCATTGCAGGAGCAATGAACTTAGCAGCTTTACCAAATATCTTTGCAGCAAATCCACCAATTTTACCTGCTCCTTTTGATGCTAAACCTTTTCCAAATTGCAGTCCCTTTCCAAGCATCTTAGCACCACCTTTAAGGAGTTTATCTGGTCCTCCTTTCATAATGAATTTGCCACCTCTCTTAAGAAGATTTTTAGGTGAGAATTTTTTTAAACCTTTTGCAAACTTACCTATCCTAGAAGACTTAAGTTTACGCATCATCTTAAGTTTTCTTGCCTTAAGTTTGCGTAACTTCCTACCAAGTTTAGTATTCTTTGTTAGTTTAGATTTTTTAAACTTTTCACCAATCTTCTTTCCTACCTTACCTTTAGGACCTTTAAATACATTAGAACTTGCCATCAAAAGGATGAGGGCAAAATTCATAAATTTGGTAAAGGTGCTTGTAAATTTATCAAAATTCTTTGCCCCTCCTTCACCAAAAACATTCTTAATTACACCTCTGACAGTATCAACAGCTTTATATCCAAATTCGACAAAACCTGCAAAAGCATTAAACAAAGTACCAGCAAAATTTATAATAAAATCAAATACCTTTCCTGCAAATTTAAGGAACTTAGCAAGTGGACCAACAAATGGTAATAACCTCACCATAACAAATCCCAAGAGGGTACTTATGAAGAAGTTTTCAACTGTTGCCATCCCCTTACCAAGAGGATTTTTTCCTTCTGATTTTTTCTTATTATCCCTCTCTAAAAAATTCTCAGCAAAATTTCTTTTTTGTTTCTTCTCAGCATAACGTTGATCTCGAACATCCTTTTTTTGTTTTTTATATGTTTCTTTAAGATGCTCATCAATAGTGATGGTCTTCTCTTTAATAATTAATAGATTTTTTAATATACCACTTTTAGATGAACCACCATCTTCTCCAGCACCATCAGCACCACCGCTAGATGGAACAGAATACTGAGTACTAGGTGTACTTACCAATGATGCTTTTGGTTTTGATTGTGCCTTTTTATCTGCAGACACATTCATCAATTTACCAGCAGAAATTGCCATTATTTAACCCCCACAATACCGTATAATTCAAGATTATTCCTACGTTGGGGAGTATCTTTAAATACGGGAAAATCTGGTAAAGATCTTTCTGCTGATTTTGATCCTGATCCAGGAGCAGAAGATGATTTAGTCTGTGCAGGTAAAACTAAACTCTGAACATTTGATGTTGGAGGTTCAGGTGCTTCAGGTGGTTTAGCAACCTCAAATTCTAACTTAGCAATTCTCGTTTCAATCTCAGGTATTGAAGTAGGTGCTAAATTAGCCATAACTTCTACCTTTGGACCACCCATTTTATCCTTTATACCACTAACAACTCCACCAACTGCTTTACCTAATCTACCTAATAATCCTTTACCAGTTCCTAGTGGGTCCATCGCCTTCATAGCAACTCCACCTGCTTTCTTTAAAGTACCACCAATACCTTTTAACATTCCACCAGCAAGACCTTGTGGTCCTTGAGCTCCCGTAGCACCATCTGCACCTGCTACACCTTGAGCACCGTCTGCACCAGCAGCACCAGCAGCACCAGGTGTTAGATCTACTTCCTCAGAATCTTTATTACCCAAATCAACTTCAATAGGAGGTTTCGCTTCTTGAGGTGCGGTTGTACCAACTAATCCACCACCAGACATCTTTTGTATACCCTCTGCCATTTGAGGAACATTTGAACCTCCAGCAGCAGCGTTCATACCTAAGAGAGTATCAGCACCATACTGTTGTACAGCATCTCTACTCATCATAACTTCACCAGGTTGAGCAGCGATTAATTGTGTATCAGGTTCTGCCCCTTTAACTTTCTCACCTGTTTGAGCAGTAATCTCTCCACCTTGATTATATAAAGGAACTCCTTTTGTTAATGGTATTACTTCTCCACCACCAACCATTTTTTGAATACTATCTAAACCATCTTTACCATCTACAGCATCACGACCTTTAATTACTACTTCCTCAACTGTACCACCTCCACTCATTGCCTGTGTATCAGTTCCTTCTTCCTCACCCTCCTTATCTTTACCCATTTTAGACAGACCATATGCAGCTAATCCACCTGCTGCTACTGCTGCTGCTGCCCACGGGTTCGCTGCTATCGCTTTTAATGCCATAGGTATGCCCTTCTTGAGCATAAAACCTGTTAGTTTAATTAAACTACCAACTATAAATTTTATCACTCCACCTAAAGGAGTTGCAAACATTACAAATGCACCCAATAAAGCAGGCCACCAATCACCAATAAATCTAGTAATAGCATCAAGTTTACCCTGATTAGCAGGATTACCGACCCAATCTATAAACTTGAATAAGATCCTACCCATAATAATTTGCTTGAAGAAGTTAACAAGCATCTCCCAAACACCCATAACAGGTTTTAATGCTTTCTTCGCATATCCTAATATTCCACCACCCTTCTTCTTCTCCATTCCAGATTCTGCACCAGCACGACGACCCTTCTGAGCATTCCTACTTCTACGATTGATATCATTCATTATCAATCTAGACTGTTTCTGTATAATATCACAAATAGATTCTACAGTTGCTCTAATAGAATCAATTATTCCTTCTATACCACCTAAACCACCTTCACTCTCTTCTGCACCGTCTGGGGTAACACCAGCAGCATCACTTGGTGGTTTTTTATTAAAGAAACTATCTGAATTAATACCACCAGTAGCACCAGGCGCACCATCCTCACCTTCATCAGCAGTATCTTTTCTTACTCTAAATCTACCAACTTTATTTTTAACTCTCTTCCATTCTTCTGTTATTAATTCAACTTCCTCATTAGACATGGTGGTGCTACCCATCCTGCCTTCTCCCATCTTCTCTCTTAAGAGAGTTCTGTAAGTAGCATAATCAATACCAACTGTATCATCTAATCCAATAATTCTTAATATTCTTTCATCAATCTCTTCGTCAACTAAATCATCCTCACGAGTACCTTCATATGTTCTACCACTAGCACCTGAAGCACCCGACGCTCCTTGAGAACCTGACGCACCTTGAGCACCTGAAGCACCTTGAGCACCTGAAGCACCTTGAGAACCTGACGCTCCTGAAGCACCCGACGCACCCGAAGCACCCGAAGCACCTTGAGCACCTGACGCTCCCGAAGCACCTGTAGCACCTGACGCACCTTGAGAACCTGACGCTCCCGAAGCACCTGTAGCACCTGACGCACCCGAAGCACCTGACGCTCCCGAAGCACCCGACGCACCTGTAGCACCCGAAGCACCCGAAGCACCCGACGCACCTGTAGCACCCGACGCACCTGTAGCACCCGACGCACCCGAAGCACCCGAAGC